TCGTTATATCTACAGCAATCTCTATGTCTTTACTTAAACCTTGCATAAGACTCTGTTATGATTCATTAAATACAATCTAGTATTATGTATGTTAAACTCGTACTCACTATCTCTCTTAAAAAATACCACATCTCCATCTTTAAATCCTTGCTCTATAAGTGTCTTTGGAGTTGCGTATAATTTACCCTCTCTCTCCACCTCTATAGTTCCCTCAAACTTTGTATCCTCATCAAATGGAGTTACAAAACAAAATGGGTCTAAAGCCTTTAATTCAGAATCATTATATATAATTCCGTATATCAAACTTTCCTCTATGTAATATAAATTTTCTGTTATCTTATACATTGAAGGTCTAGGGAATCCTTGATTGTCATATTGAGTTCTAAATGTGTTGTGCTGAACTACAATTGTATCTCCTTCCTTTATTTCTCCTTTATAATCAATAGGAGTCATTATTACTACAGCCATTCTCTGAGTGTATGTATGGTCTTCTATTGATGTGTTAACTATTAATCCGCTTTCAAGTTTGTTTATATACTCTTGGTTTCTTAATGGTCTAATGATGAAATAAAGTGGACTCTTCATATTTTACTCCTTTGTATTATATTCTATATGACTAATTGAATTTACATTAAACGATTTCCACTTAACTTTATGGTCATCGTCTTGCAAATATACATCAAAGAAGTTGTCATTTCTTACTATGTCAGATACAGTCTTATCTTTTAAAACTGTACTTCCTACTTGGTAGTGAAGGGCAGACTTCAAATCTGCCCCTATACTAATCTTTCTAATTATGTCCATTATACTACTACTGTTACTACGTTTGTTGATGAGTTATAATAGTAACATCCAGGAACTAATCCTCCAGCAAGTGCTGCTGTATTGTTTGCATATTGAATACCACTAATGTTAGCAAAGTATGTGCTATTAATATTCGCATAAGGAGCAGTTGGATAAACATATTGTAAACTAGCATTTTGCTTGATATTCTTTATAGAAGAACCTGTTACGTTATAAAATATTCTAGAAACAGGAACTGTTCCAGTATATCTAAATGCACCATAAGTTGCATCAGCAATCTCTAATAAATCACAATTAAAATCACTAAAAAGAACTCCATTAGTGCTAATGTCTGTAAGTGTCAAGTTATTTACCTTTTCAGATAAAAATCTCCCAGTATAAATCTCAATATCAGCAGCTCCAACAGCCCAATAAAAAGAAGCACATCCTCCCATTTTAGAACCGCCACTTATAGCATCTTGACTTGTCTCTTTGAAGTCACGAATACCAATGTAGTTTTTAGATTTATATTGATTACCAACACTTCCAGTATTTTCTGACTTTATAAAACTCAAATCATTTTTAGTAGAATAAACACTTCCTGCAATAGTTTGGTAATTAATATAGAATGGATTGAAGTATATATTAAAATTAGTTATAGATAATGTTGTGTTTTTTGCATACAAAATAGTAGAAGAACTTCCTTGAATCTCTAATCCATTTACAGTAAAAGCACCTTCTCCATTCCAATTTATATTTTCCAAATAAACATTATAATTTGTTGTAGGTAATGAATTTTGAGCTTTAACAAGTATTCCAAAGTGAGATACAGAAGTTTCTCCATAACTTACTGAATCAGCAAGATAAGCATAGTCAATTATTTTACAATTTGTAAATGACATTCCAGATGTGTTTTGAGGTCCAGTAGTCGTAGGAGACGTGTAGTTTAAATGTCTTACTACCTTATGAGTAACTTCAGATGCAATAGTTACATCTTCAAATGTCATTTGTATTTGATTGTCCAATTTACTATTTGTAGTTTTTGAATCTAATCCGACTAAATACTCTGTAGATATAAAGTAATCCTGAACTCCTTTATAAGTCAAAGTAAATCCACCACCATTTAATTTCAACTTATTTATTGAAACGTATGTCATTCCGTAAGTAGCATCTACAGCTAATGAATTAACATTAATATTACTAAGTAATCTAATAGTTCCAACTCCAGCATATTGAGGAGCTAATATAGTTCCACTTCCTTTAAACGCATCAAATGCTTGTTTAAGATATTTATATGGTTTTGCTTCAGAACCATTTCCATCAGTTGTTGGGTAATTCTCATTAACGTAAAAGAACTTAGCACTAGCATCTTCTGGAAGGTCTATAAAAATACTTCCGCTAGACTCAGACAATACCAAAGTGTTTGTTGATATTCCTTTTACAGAATGTTTCTTTGTAGAGTTATTAAATGAACCATAAACACTTTTAGCAGATCCAGTCGCTGTACTAATTAAATTCTCTTTAATCTCAATAGATACATCTGTTGTATCAGAACTAACGTCTAGTGAAACACTATCTTTAATTCCTTTAAATTCATGTTTACTATTAACTGCGTTATATCCCTTGTAAACATTTTCACTTCCTACACCGATATTCAAATTAATATCAGTTTTCATTTCAACTAGAATATTTCCAGTTTCAATAGATGATATTGTTTCTTTAGATAAATTTAAACTAGTAGATTTTAAAGAGTAAAATTCGTGCTTTTTTGTAGCTACATTGTATCCTTTTAAAATATCAAGACCATCTCCTAAACTAACATCTCCTCTTAATAAGATAAAATTAGAATCAGACAATGGAGTTTGACCAACACCTACTGTTACGTTCTGTGATTTTAATATGTATTTATCGCCATTTACACTAACTACTACTATATGATATGGCAATACTACAAACACTGGATTAAGTGCGTTTAATACCGCTGCTGGGCTAGTTAATATTCCGTTGTAAGTGTATTCAGTATATTGCATAGTTCCTCCAACAGTAGGAGATAAACCTGCTAATAAGAAGTCACGAACATCTTTCATTTTGTAACTCTTGGTCTTTGCACCAACAGTATCTCCATCACTACCTATAATGTAATCGTTGTCGCTTACAACACCATCATATACATATAAGTCAGTTCTATTTATTCTTGCCATTTTATATTTTTTTTTAAAAGTTTATTCTTGAAAAGTTATGTACTCTATATATAATGTATAATATCAATATAACTAATAATACCCACATATAATTAAACGTAGAGTATTTTTTATAAAGTTTCTTATCAGATTCAACAACGCTTTTTTTACCTTGTTCTAGTACAGCTTCTGCTTTCTCCTTAATAACTTTTACATCGTTTATAGTTTCTACAAACTTATTTCTTTTTGTTTTTTTTATAATAACATTCTCGTAAGGAACTCCCTCTATGTACATTGGATAAGATTTGTCTACTGGTTCATAAGAAACATCTTCATTCTCATCTACATTAGTTATTTTATTTAAACTAGTTGAGTCAACTTTTACAATTTTAATTGTTTCTCTTACAGTATCTTTAGTGACTTCCTTTTTTGTTTCAGAAACTTTTTTAGTTCCTGAGCAAGAAGCAAATAATACTATTGCTATAATTAATAAATACTTTCTCATTTTTTAAAATATATTTGAGATTCCTTAATTCTTCTTCTCTCCAATCCCTTAGACTTTTCGCCACCTACATTAACCCACTTTAAAAACTCATTAGAAATTGCTAATTGATTATGGTCTTTATTAATCAACTTAAGAAGAGTACTATTCTTTATATTTCCAATACCAACATTATATGCGAAAGATACTACAGCGTTTATTTGGTTTTGATTTAATGGAGTCGAAACCAACTTATCAACTTGTTTTGTAAAACTATCTACTATTACTTTTAATAACTCTAAAGCCTCTTCTTTTGTAATTGGATTATCTAGCATTGTTACTTTTCTACCGTCTTTATAATAGCAATTTCCGTAACCTATAGTTGCTTTTTTAGCAGGACACATATAAGGCTTTAAAGACAACCCTTCAAACTCAGCTATAAGATATAACCCATCTTTATTTACTTTCATCTTGAATTTCTTTTTTTAATTCTTTGCCAAAGTTAATCATTTTAATAAACTCTCTTACAATGCGCTTTCCTGTTATTTCATAGAAGTTCTCCTCTATGCTTCTTAATTCTAACCAAATCAATCCTATTGATAATATTTTTGTTAAAAACAAAGGAACTGATGTTACCATTATTATAAAATCTCTTAATACTAAATCTTCAAAAAAGAAAAATGCTATTAATACAGCGTTATATGTAATAACTTTTGTAAATAATCTTGCTAAAAATTTTGGGCAGAAGTTTTTTGATTTAAAAGACTTTACAACTTCAAGAAGAGCATCTACAATTATGAATAAACATACCGTCATTAACAATGGTATCGCTGGAGATAAAAAACCTAAACTTATTCCTATGAATGTAATTGGTTCTATTTTTTTAATTGGTAATATTAATTCCTTCATTGTTTTATTGTTTATTATTATTTAAAAAAAAACTACTAACTACAGGATTATATTCTATTAAAGGCAAATCTTTAACCCATTGAAACGATTCGTTTGTACAATTGTTTACTTCTTCAATAGATATAAACCAATTATTGTCAGCATCTAACATTGGGTTAAAATATTGTACATCATCATAAGTTTGACCGATTAAAGCTTCTTTTTGTTCTATTGTTATTTTGTATACTTCCATTATATTTGACGAGATAAAGTTGTTTGAAATGCCTGAACCGCTGTATAATAATTAGCTACTTCTGTACTTGTTAATTCATTTCCTATTGAAGCAAATGAGCATTGCGCATCGCTAAAAGATGCTGTTGAAGTTCCACCAATATTACCACATCCGATATATAAATTATAATTACCTAAAGTGGCTGTATCAACACTGGTATTATTACCAACAGACGTACCATTATTGTATATATCCCTTCTTGAATTGCCTGAACTACTACCCAACATAAAACCTGTCGCAGCAGCTGAAACGATTTTAAACGCCCTTAATGGGTAGCCGAAAAAAAATCTATTTTGCGTTAACTCTCCTTTCGATTGTAATACAAATGCAGTTGAAAAATTTGTGAAATTGGCAATTTCAGCTGGATCCGCAGTAGTTGCCGCTGTTCTTGCGTAGTATGATAAATGACCATCTGCACTTGTTAATGACTGTGCCACAGGGTTTAAATAAGTATTAGCATATCCAGTTGTGCCATTTGGAGTTGCTCCGTTACTTGAATGAGTCCATCCACCGTTAAAAGTTAATCTAAAAGCAGCATCTACATCACGAGCGTCTTTTAAGTTAAATTTATGTGTCGTTGCAGTCCCTCCTATCATTGGATAAATAGCCTTTGTCTTGCTCCATATACCGTAGCTTTTTAAATCATCAACTAAGGTATTAATTGCGCTTTTTTGCGTTGCGTCTGTTATTCCTGTAGCTGTTATAAATGCTGTAGCATCGGCATCAACACCACTTCCTTTTTTCATCGAACTAATTAAACTGTAATACATTACGCTTCAAGGTTTAATCCAACAACATCAAATTTTGTATCGGTAGCGTTCCATATACAACCTAAATACAAAGTCTTACTTATTACAGTAGTTGTTGGTAGTGTTATTCCTAACGCTCTATAATTAGTACCAAAAGCAATACTTCGAGCCGTTCCATTATCTTTTATACGGATCATTAAAGCCTGACCTTGTACCATTGTGCCTGTAGGATTTGCAATTGTTAAACCAGCAGCCTGAGCAGTAATAACAACTAAATCATTTGCACTTGTTGGTGTAACCGTTGCCGAACTTGTAACGGTTTGAACTGTTGGATTTATTTCTAATTGACCTCTCGATATTTTTTTAGTTCCTTCCATTATAAATAGTAATTTTCTCTTATTGATGAATCCATATTGTAATATAAAATAGGTGTCATTTCTGTAATAAAATTTGACAAATCAGCAGTTGCATCGCTTAAATTTTCATAAATTTTAGAAGTTCCAATATAATTAACTATTGCTGTGTTAATAGGTTTTAATTTCACATCAATTTTATTGTCGTCTAAAATAATGTTTTCGCTTTGTAAAATAAACTGTTCCATATTATAAAGAATAAACGCCTAAAGTTAATAAATCAAATTGACCTGTATTTGTAACACCAGCACCCATACAACGAGAAGCAAAGAAATTTAAGCCTTGAGTATGTAAAGGTAAATTTGTGGCAATTGTACCCATTGCAATAGCCCCTGTTTCTTTGTTTCTAACGCAATATTTAACTTCTGTACTTGCTGAATTATTGTATAATTCAATAGAGTAAACCGTAGTTAAAGCTGCTCCTGCCGTTCTATTTGCTGGAAAATTAACTCCTAAATCAATCTTTGTTGCCGTTCCTGTTCCGTCATTGTGAAATACTTGTAAATTAGTGTCTGAAGCATCAGAACCAACACCGATAATGTTTATTAATGATGAAACTAAAACCGAATCAGTATAAGTTAAATCAGTTGTTTGCCCTGCCACCCCATAAAATTGTCGGCATCCACTACCAAAAGCAGTATCAGAAATATAAACATCGCAAACGTATTTAAAACCGCCACCTAAATACCATAATAAAGCCGAACCTCTTGTTCCTGTATAACGACCAGTTGAAACAACAGAACCGTAAAATCCCTTACGAATTTGTTTTAATGCGTAATTTGTCGAAGCCACTGACCTTGCAATAGTTGAACCAGTTGTTGCAATTGTGATACCACCGCTGGTTACTTCAGTAGTTGAGTTATTTGAATAATTTACACCTCTAAATGTTTCGTGACCTCTTAATTTAGGTATAAAACCATCGTAGTTTGGAATGTTTAAAAATTCTCCAGTAAATGTTGCTGGACCACTAAAACCATCAGTTGTAAATGTAATAGTTTGTTGTTTGTCATTAAAAAAACTAAAATCACTTGCTGCTAAATATCCATCTTGAGTAGGATTAGATATAGGCATTGATATTGTTCTATTTGTGCTTAAATTGCCACCTCCTACTAATGGAGCTGTTGTTGCAATTGTTATAGCGTCTACTTGTGATTTTGTATAATAATCTAAAACTCCAGATACTGTTGGTGTATAAAGAATGTTTACACTATCAGAAGTTCCTAAAGTGTTTAGAATAGTTAACGTAGTTCCTGAAAAAGAGTATTGGTCACTATCTAATTCTTGACCTTGAACAAATACCCCATAAATATAACTTGGTGTGCTTGATAAAGTAAAACTTTGAGAGCCTGTAAAAGTAAACTCTTGCCTTGTTAATGGCGTACCTAAAGATAAATCTCCCGAACCTAAAACACTATTTCCATTTATAGTTTTAATATTTGTTCCTGAAATTAAAGCATCCTGTTTTCCGTTAAATGTACTCCAATTAGCCGAACTTAAAGCCCCTCTATTTGTTGCACTTGCTGTTGGTAAATTAAAGGTGTGCGTATCAGTTGCCGAACTAATTCCAAAATCAGTTCCTGTTGTTCCTGTTGCAAAATATTGCACCTGATTTGTTAAACCATTTAGCGCAGTTAATCCAGTTGAAAAAGTTGTAATTACTTCGCAAAGATGACCGTTTTGTGTATGTAGTGTAATTGTTTTACTTGAAGCATTTATATACACTCTTATAGCTAATCTGTCATTAACTGTTAATACCGTTTCGGGTACTGCTAATGCGGTAAAATAAGCATCAATAGATGTACCATTTGTTATTCCTTCAGGAACAGCAGAACCACTTGCAATAAGTGTAAATGTAGTTCCATCATATTTATATAATTCAGCATAAAATGAAGGTGAACCACCAGCAGAACTTGAAGAAAAGAAAAATTCTAAATTCCAATTACCAGCAGGAATAAGTAACAACGAAGGGTCTGCTACATCGGTTATGAATGAAGCAATATAACCATTTGTACCTCTACTAAAATCAACTCCTGTTCCTATTACAGCCGTTTTACTAAATTCATAATAAGTTGTTCCGCCAAAATTACCTTGACTTGTTCCACCGTTTAGATAATAATTAACACTTGAACCGCCACCACCTGAACTTGGAAAATTTGCCAAAGTACCATCTCCTCTTACATATTGAGAAGCAACCCCAGCTCCTGTAACTGCAATATCTCCACTTGAAGTAATTGGACTATTTGTAACACTAAAAGCGCTTGGCATTGTTAAACCTACGCTTGTTACACTTCCTCCTGTTGCTATTTGCACATACACACTTCCTGTCCATCTATATATAAACCCTGTATCAAGAGTAACATATATTTTTCCTGTTTCCCCCGTTACAGGTAATGCTGCAAAATTAGCAACTTCCACAACATCATCAACATAAGATGGCAATTGAGAACTTGGAACTTTACCTGCAACTAAATCTGCTTTTAAAGCTAAAGCATCAAATACACCATCAGAAGAAACTGCATTTGAAGAACCATTAGTAGGAATAGAATCTACTATTACAGCAGAAGGTATAGTTGGTTTGTTAAGTATTTGAGCATCTCCGCTAGTAGCATTCCAATCTGCATTTACATTTACTTCTGCTCCTGCTGC